TTATACTAGATGATATTATTTATTTTATTGTTATTATTATGAATTTAAATATTTAAGTTTTTTATTAACCTCTAAATTATGATTAAAAGAATCAGGCTTTCCTAACCCACTAACTGAATGATATACAAATAATTTACAAATACTTTTTGCTTTTTTAATTCCTAAATTTTCATTATTATATTTAAGATTACTTATTTTTTTAACTGCTGTTTCTATATCATTATTTTTCATTATTTTAATACATTTTTTCTTTAATTCAAATTGAAGAACATCTAAACTCATATTTTTTTTTTTTATTCAGAAAAAAAATTCAATTTTTATTTATTTTCTAATTTATTAAAAATATTGTTAAAATTCTGTACGTTATTAATATTTTTTGATGTTTTATTATTATTTTTATTTTTATTCTTTTTATTTGTTAAAAGTTTCACTATTTTATTCACATTTTCTTCATGATAACATCTTGAATTATTTGTAATTTTTAATGGTAAATCAGGAGTTTTATTAGAAAAATATTGATAATTTAATATGTATTCTTGTCCCTTAAATCTATACATAAAATTATTGTTTTTATAGATTAATGGTTCGGGTTTTAATTCTTTTGGATATACTGTATCAAAACTTACAAATGATAATTTTGTACCAGATGTTCTTAATACTAATTTAATACATTGTGTGTTATATATTTTCATATTTTTTGATGGTTTTTGTTTATCTAATTTTATCATTTTTAACATTTTTTTTATAATAAACTCATTACAAAATAATGTTAATGGTAAAGTTTTATCTAATCTTATACGTTCTTCAATTATAAATTGAATCAATTTATTTACATCAAATCCTCGAATTTTACTGTATGAATTCGCATCTACTTTACTCCATTCAATATTAACATTATTATTACTATTTAATATATTATTATTTATTTTCCAATATTGACTAATATTATTTCTATTGTTCATTGATGGAAAACTTTTTATAAATTCAGTTACATCATTCGGTCTTTTAATATCAGCACAAAATTTAATATAGGGTAAAACAAACAAGAATAATGGGTCATGATGATTTAATGAAACAAGAGCTGTTTCAATACTTTGTCTATCACAAATGGAATAAAAAAGTCCTGATGATTCTTTTAAATCATTCATATATTTGTTTTTTTTTAACTCACGTGATTCAATTATACCATTTAATGAAAGTTTATTTTTTTTTTCGGATTTTAATTTACTTAATCCTTTTTTCTCATTATTATTTAAACTTAAACCTTGTTTCTTTTTTAATAAATATTCTTTATAAATTTTTTCATAAATTTCTTTACATGATAAACCATTATTAATAAGATATATTTCTTTGTCAACGGACATTAGTTACTTTTATATTAGATTTTTATTTTTCAAAATAATGGATACATATAATTATTTTGATAGAAATAATTACTATAACCAGGTTGTCTATAATAATCAATAATATATGGTGTCCATGTTACTGTAAAATTTTCTATTTGACGTTTTTGTAAATAAATTGAATAAAATAAAAGGATGATTAAAATAAAAGTTAAAATATACAAATTCATACTATTTTAAAATATATTTATTTAAAAAAAATATAATATTTAATTAACAGGAATATGAAAAAATATAGTGGAAGACTAACTTTAGATGAATATGAAAGACCAAAAAGAACTGTAACTGAAAGTGTTCAAGATAAAAAAAGTATCCAAAAATATTTAAAGGAATATGAAGAAGTAGCTCCAGAAGATTTACCTTACATTAATCCAGAAACTCATTTAAGATATATATCTTGGGATAAAAAAAATAACTGTGAATTATTTCGATTTGGGGGATTACTTGTTAAAGTTAATAAAGAGTATGTTTTATTGGCTGGAAAAGGTGGAAAAACATTTTCAGCTCAAAGATTTACATTTGATGAATCTAATAAAAAAAAAATTCATACAACGCGTTTTTTTAAGAAAATGAAAAATGAAGAAATACTAAAGGAAGAACTTGATGAAACTATTCAAACATCAAGAGAAATTATTAGACAACAAAATGAAATTATAGAGAAACAGAAAAAAGAATTAGCAAAATTAAAAAAAGGAAAAAAATAATTTAATTATTTTCTTTTACAATTTATTAATTATATTATAATATAGTATAATGAGTACCAAAAAAAGTATCACAAAAAAACCAGTTACAAAGAAACCAACTACAAAAAAAACTACAACAAAGAAATCTACTACTAAAAAAACAACTACAAAGAAAGAAGTTACAAAAAAAACTACAACAAAGAAATCTACTACTAAAAAAACTACTACTAAAAAACCAACTACAAAAAAAACTACTACTAAAAAACCAACTACAACCAAGAAAACAACCACAACAAATAAACCAACTACAACAATGAAACCAACCAAGAAATCTACTACTAAAAAAACTACTACTAAAAAACCAACTACTAAAAAACCAGTTAAGAAAACTAAATTAGGAGGAGATGGAATAATATCAGATTTTTCTAGATTTACAAATAAGACAAGTAAAACAACAAGTTTAAGTTCAGTAGAAGGATTGTTAAATACTACAGATAAAAAAGTATTATGTACAAATTTAAAAAAAATTCAAGAATTATCCATGAATGATCAATTAAAATTAAGTGATATTAATAAAATACATGAACATTGTAGAAATAAAATTATACAAAATTTTGGGAATCCACCATCAATGGTGGATTGTCCAGATATAGTAATGTTATATGTTTTCTTCCATCGTCATAATACTTATCAAGAGAAGCAGAAAGAATTAGGATTTTTATCCAAATTTAATAAATCACGAGGTCCAAATAAATTTAAGGCGAAAACAGATTGGGGTCCTTCAGCAACTGAAATTGGAATTGGTCAAGCAACTAGTAAAATTGCAAGTTTTATTCCTATTTAAAACTAAGATTCAAAATAATCTATTCCACATTTAATACTATTTAAAACATTACTGATTATCATTTGTTTATAAAAATTATTACTATTGTTATTAATTTTTAATAAAAAATTTTTTAAATTTTCAAAAATAATATTTTGGTCATATTTATTAGCATTATTAAATCCATTTTTAATTATTTTTTCTTTTTGTTTTGTATTTAATCTAAAAAATAATATTAATTGATTTTTAAATTCTTGAATATTATCAAACATAAATGAATTATTTTCATTATATAATAAATTATGTATTTCACATTTCACAATAAATATAGGAATACCTGAATAACTTGCTTCCATAGTTGTTTTACCAAAAGTTTCACTTTTTGATGATTGTATAAATATTCGATTATCCAATTTTTCATATATATCTTTAATTTTAGTATAATCCATATTTCCATAAAATATTACTTTTTCCTCCAATTCATCCTTTATATATTTCTTTAATTGATTCATATATGGACCATCACCAATAATATGTAAATTAAAATTATTAAATTTTGATTCTTCATTATTTAATTCATTCATTATATCAATAATTAAATTTAAATTTTTTTCAATTGATATTCGACCAGTAAATATAAAATTTATTTTTTTATTTAAATTATAATTATTTATTTTAAATATATCAAAATTACTTAAAGATATTTCATTAGCATTAAAAACGTTTGATGAATATTTATTAAAATCATTTTTTGTAATTTCACCAGTAACAATTATACCAGAAAAAAAATTATTTTTTAAATTATTATATAAATTATTTTTGATATTATCTATAGAAATAAGATTATTAGTATATATTTTAGAATAATAATCATAATTTGTATGCCAATTAGGTATTAATTTTATATCATTATAAATATTTTTTAATTCTTTAAAAATAGTATAAAGCCAGAAAAATTCACCATTAAAAATAATAATATCATTATTTTTAACATGGGTTTTTAAATCATTAATACTAATATTTGGAATTTTAATATCATGATAAAAAGGAAGATGAATTCCTTTTTTATAAATAATTTTGTAATCATTATTTATATTTTGATTGTCATTAAAAGTAGTAAATAATAGATATTCTATATTTTGTGAAATTAAATAATCAATTAATTTTATGTATTTATTACTAACACCACTTTTAGATTCAAAAATATTATATAATATGAAAATTATTTTCATTTATATTATAATATTTTAATATTTAAATAATTATCCATATTTACATTATTATTTAAATTACTTTTAATAACAAGTGAAAAATAAATGTTTTCTAATTTTTTTTCATAATTGATAGAATTATTTTTATCCAATATAATATTATCTTTTTTTTTTAAAATTTCATGACAAAGAATGTAATTTAAATAAGAAAAATTAAATAATAATTCATATTTAAAATTATTTAATTTTATATTTTCATTATTTATTTTTATATTATTTTTGGAAAATACTATTTTACTTATACTATGTTTTTCAAAATGATTATTTAACTCAATTAATTCATCATTTAATACAAAATATAATTCAATATAATTATTTTCTTTTAATTTAAAATCAAAAATAAAATTAATTAATATTTTTTTGATTTCATATTCAAAGTCAATTTTCTTATTTAATACTAAAAAACAATAACCATTATTCATTATTTTAAAATTTCCTCTATTTAAAATATAAGGGTTCTCAATTTTATCATAATTATATTTTATATCCCAATTTTTAGAATTTATCCAATTTATTTCATATAAATTATCTGAACATAAATTTTCAGTACAGCTTATGTTTCCCATATTATTAATAAAAATAATAAAGTGTATTATTGTACAAAAAAAAAATATTAATTACTAATATATATGAAGTTATTAAAACTTAATAAAATAAATAATATAGTACAAAAATACAGTTCATTAATATTATCTTCATTATTATTATTATCCAAAAAAGAAAAGGCCTCTAACATAATATTGTATGCTATTATATCAATAATTGGATATTTGTTTATGAATAAAAAAAAAGGAGATAAAGATATTATTTCCAAAGATTGGAAAGACTTTATTCAAAAACAATTAAATATGAATAATGATTTAGAAAAATCAAAAACATTAGAAAATGCAGATGATGATGATGATTATTATGATAGTAGCTCCGATGAAGATGAATCAAATGTAAATGATGAAGAAAATAAAGAAAATAAAGAAAATAAAGAAAATAAAGAAAATAAAGAAAATAAAGAAAATAATATAGAAAGAATTAAAGAAATAATTCAAAAAAACAACAACAACAACACCAACAACAGCAGCACCAACAGCAGCACCTGAAGGTGCATCAGGAGCAATAGAAAAAGGAAATGAAAATAAAATATGTCACATTGAATTATTTAAATTTAGAAGAGATTTTTATGTAAACGAATTAAATATTTATATAGAAAAATTAAATAATTTTATAAATAAATTAAAAGAATATGAATCTAAAAAAGAAAATGAAAATAAAATATGTAAACTTAAACTATCAGGAATAGAATTAAACGAGAATAAAGGAGATGAAGAAGAAGAAGAAGAAGAA